TCCCCGACATTAGCCATGTCCCCACGGAGCAATGCTGGAGGAATGCAAAAGGCCCTGGCCGTGAAATCAAAGATATCATCGACCATGGCCCTTATGTCCCTGGTTCCCTCATTGCTGTACGTTTTAGATCCAATATCCGTGTATTTATAACCATCAAACAAAGGCAATACCGCGTTTTCAGCTTCAAAAAAAGTCTTAAAGCGTTCGTTCATCAGTTTATTAAACGTTTCCTGAAAGTTTGTTTTACCCTGGGCAATTGAGCTGACATCCAAAACACCTTTGCTTCCCCTGGACTTTTCATAACTCTTCTGTCCGTAGCTGATTAACTTTCCATAAGTCTCATACATGCTATTGATGAGCTTTCTAATGTCTTTGTTATTGAGCTGAAAATACATTACATCGCTCATGTAGAAGGTCTTGTCAAAAGAGAACCCATCAACAGACACCTGAGAGAACTGATGATCAAGAAGTGCATACTCTTTTTTATTAAAAGAATCAGCCACCAAGAGTTGGTCACCTACGCTGATTATCAAGCACTCGTTTTCCTCGTAGAGCTTGCTAATCCACTTATGGATAAATACGCTTGAGTTCTGGTTTTTGTTAGGCTCGACGTTGAACAGGTAGTATTCCTTTTGCTTAACTTCCTTGCCTTTGAAATATGTTTTAAACTCACACTTGCTGATCGAGTTCGCCACCAGGTTAACCGCTGATTGAAAGGCAAGATTTCTTATTACAAGCTCTGCCTGCAAGTTAAAAAACTCTTCAATATCGACCGGCGTTGGATCGGCATCTCCACTAATTCTATTTACCAACCATGATATCAGTCCCAAATTTTCACCCCCTCTCTAGTAGACATATGTTCCAACGTCCGGAGTTTCCGACGATCCTCCATCACCGAGTTCAGATTCGATGATCATCGCCGCGACGAGGGCCATGAATGGATCTGTCTTTCTGCTCTTAGCTTCAATTTTTGCGTAGTAATAATTTCCGGTGTCGGTCCCTTCTTTTCTACCAGACCTGACTTTTTTCGTGTTATTTACAGCCCATCTCATGAGAGGGTTATCACCCCAGGCGAAATTGTGATTTGTAAAGCAACTTTTAATAACAGGTTCAACAATCATTACATCAGATGGTCTCACCAACTTCACATTTTTATAATCTTTATAATCGAATCCAATAGTTTTTAAGGATTTTGCAACAAGAGCATATCTAAAATTATCCAATGCCAGTTTTGCAAGATTGTATTTAATGGCTTGATCAGTTATCCAATCAGAAATATAATCAGGATTTATTTCTGCATCATCAACGAATGTGAGCAGGCCTTGCTTTTCCCATTCTCTCAATGGTGGCTTGATTCTAGAAAGGTCTAATGATTGTGTGCATACCCAAGAATGAGTAATCCAGTATCTAATATCTCCTACTCGAATAAGTATTCCCGCGCTTGCAAAGTCGTTTACGCTGGCATAGTCAATTCCGACTACTCCTGTTCTACCACTTAAATCAGGAATATTACCACAAGATGCTAAGATATTATCCCATGATGTTACCTCAATCTCTCTATTTCCCTTAGGCCAGTTCATCCGCTTGGTGTAAAATTCCTGTTCAATATGGGGCTCATACTTCAGTTGTATAAACTCTTTATTCATCTCGATTTGAAGCTCAGTGAAAAACCTCAGCGATGGGTTCGCCTTATGCCACATTTTTGGGTCTAGGGCTTCTTCCTCTTTATCAATTTTGTAGATTAGAGGTAACAGCCCTAGGTCCTTAATCGTTCCATTCAGTACGTCTTTCGCTAAGGCTAACTTATCATCCAACACACCCTGCCTGATATGACCATTGGTCGTGATATAAAAGGTTCGGGAATGCTTTTTCTTCCCAAAGCCAGAGCTGAACACGCTGATCATAGTATAGTTTTCATACTCGTGGATCTCATCAAAGATTAAGCATGCAGTTCGCTTGCCGTCTTTGGTCCTGGCGTTTGAGGTATTGAATTTTATATATGAATTCGTCTTAAGGTTAACGATTTTTTCTTTTGACTTGTAAAAGAACTTCTTCGACTTAGCCCAGGTTCTCTCCAGCATTTCGAAGACATCACCAAAGGATGTTCCGGCCTGATCCTCACTGTTGGCAATGATGTCAACGTTATAAGCCTTAATCCCGTGGTACTGAGTTGTCAGGTACCAGGCGACAGGAGATATAAATCCGTTCTTTCCATTCCCTCTTCCCATCTCGAGCAAGAACTCATCAAAAACAACAGTGTCATTCGACTTATAGAAACAGTGAATCAAGGCAAAAACAAAGAGCTCCCAGTCAAGCAGTTTGAATTCAAAATACTTTTCTATGAGCTCTACGCCTTTTTCAATTGCAGCACTATCAATAAATACATCAGAGTTATCAAGCTTGAACTCGATTAAATCCATGGCTTGCTTTAGCTCTATCGAAGATGGGATGACCTCATTCCGAATATCATCCATGTAGGAGTCAATGTACGGATGATAGTTACATTTCCTCATCTGCATCATCTGCCGGTTCTATGTTACTAGCTCTTAAGCCAAGCTCGTTAAGGATCTTCAACATCTGTCCATTGGTTTTATTCAACTCTGCTATAGAGTCGTTCTTTTTGTAACCTGATTGATTGGGTCCATTTTGATATATTACCGATACGCCCCTCTTTTTTATGTCCCTGATGAGCTGGTTTTTTATATCCCACAAGCACATATAGTCATTGATGAGGTCTAGGTAATGATTTCCGTGGACTCCGTTTTGTTCCAGTTGATCTATTAAGTCTTTTTTTATGTCTGCCTTTTTGGCCACATTACCCACCCCCCCATCATGTGAGAATTTCAAAATCCTTCTCTTGTCTATAACCCACCCGAGAGAGATGGGCCTGTGTTAATATGGGTATTTATTCGACCGGGGGCCTATCTGCCTTAGCCTCTATCCACTTTACATATTCTTCTTTGGCTAGCTTGATTCTCTTTATATGAACCTCTAGTTGAATCTTATTTTCTGACACGATAGCGCTTGAGGATTCAATCTGGTTCTTCAACTGTTTCTCCAGTACATGCTGTTCTCTAAACCAAGACTCCATTTGAATAGCATAAAGTTCATCTTGCTCATCCACGTTTATCTTTTCTCCTTCTACTTCGTATTCTTTCCTAAGCGTATGACTACAGAACGGGCCAACTAAAGCTTTCGGGTTGTGAATGCAAATTGTTTTAGCGCATTCGATATTCTTGTTAGGATCGCAAACATAGCGATGCTTGTCGCTCGCCTTATTCAAGTCCATATCCTACCACCTCTCAACAGTCAATGGCTCAACCTTCTCCTTCTGCAGCCTTTCTGGATGACAGTATACCTCATGACATAAATGACAAACGGAAATAAGGTTCCTCTTCACTACACCATCATCGTTCTTGTAGAACTTCTCAAGCGCTAACTCTGGATGTAACCTTACGTAGTTGACGTGGTGAACTGTATTAGCCTTAGAGTAGAATCCCTTTTCTTTACACACTTGGCACTCATACTTGTCGACTGTTAGAACTTCCTTGCGGAGTCTGCGCCAGTATTTAGATTCATAGAAACCACTTATATTAATCTTGATCAGGCCCTGTACCCATAGCCCTACTTCGTGCTGGTTACTCGCGTTCAACTCTGATCCTTCGATCCCTCCGCACCATTCGGCTTCGTGCTCTCCTCTTTCTCCTTTGTTGTGCACTCCGTACACCACAATCTCTCCAGATAAGAGAAGTATTTCTTTTTACAGATTGGGCATCGGAAGAGGGTTGGTTGAATCATTGTTCTCTTGGGCATATCCCACCACCATCCTATATCTATCCTGGACAAGATCCCTCAATTCTTTTAACCACTCAACTAATTGCATATGTTCTTCAGCACAGGAACTTATATCGCATGTTGCGGCAACATTCTCAGCGTGTTCAATCGCTTCATTCAGTGTCATTGTTCCTCTCCTTTTGCCCAAAAGAAAAGAGCCCCTAATGGGCTCTCCCTCTTAACATACTGTACTTGATACAGTGTTAATGGTATATAATTAATACCTCTTTTCTGTTATCGCGCCATCCAGAGGCATCACTAAAATGTACCGAATCAACTTTATACCCTTCTTTCTTTAGTTCATTAATGCTTTTTTCTACATCGGCGAAAAGATCCTTATCGTACTCCCTTTCTTGTATTCGCAATATCTCTGTTGGTTTTTTGTCTTCAATATTTTTATTTATAACGCTCAGACTGGATATCGCTAATGCTATTATCGAAATAATTAAAGCAAGTATATCTAAATCAATTGCAAAAATAACAAAAAAGACTATACACACAGCCAGCAATAATATTAATATGATTTGGATTACGTCCAATAAACCTATTTTCTTCATGAACTTCATCAAATGTACCTCATTCCCCCTTCTACTTCTTAATTTATCATTTCCACAATCCTCCACGGAAATTGGAGTAATTCCTGTACAATATAATTTGACGTTAATGATTAAGGAAAACCGCCCTTTTAGACGGCTCTCTTTATGTCATTGCTATTTGTAAATCTCCACAACAAGATCATATCACGAATTTCGATACTTTTTCTGCCAAATGTATGCCAAATTACTGCCAAATAATTAAACAAGATAATCCAACACCCTAATTCTCAAGTATTCGACATCAACAAGCTGATAAAATATATTTACTGCAAAAGCTACTCCAGTATAATTTTTTAAGAATTCTCGTTTTAGTGCTCTGCTCGCAGATTCTACGTTGGGCGACAGGTCTGAAAGATGGAAATGAGGTCGAGGGTATTAAGTATTTTTGGAGGGATGACCATGAAACCAATGATAATAGGCACAATTTTAACTACCATAAGTGGAATCATTTTAGCAGTTTTTACCCAATGGTACTCAACTCAACCAATTATTAGCACCGATACTTCTCAGGGTTCTCAATCAACGAAACAAAGTAATAATACAGTATTACCTAGCTACGAAGCGCCGAAACAAAATACTAATCAAGTTGTCGGTACACTCCAAGTTAATATTAATGGTACCAATAAAACATATACAACTACTCTACCTTTCGATAACAAGATAAGCACTAATGGAGAGTGGTCAGTTCTTTTTGATAATAGAGATTCTATATATATTATTCTACCTTCTGATGTTAAAGCAGGTCATGAGTTTTCGGCAGAAGATGGTGCATTGTCAACGTCTAGTTGGGGTCCTCCTTCATTTGGATTTGTATATAAAGATAAAAGTAGTAATTCCTCTTCACTTATTTCTGACACTAATTCATTTGATTCTTTTGGATTAATTATTGACAAATGGGAGGGGCGAGGTGGTTATGCCGAGGGGAGATTCTCAGCCGAAATTCGACCACTTATTGGTGACACAATAATAATGAAGAATGGGAGTTTCAAAATCCAAATTCGAAATTAATGAAGATATCAATACAACCAAGGTTGATGTTACAGAGCAATTATTCTTTAGGTTATCGATAAGAGCCATAAACTTATCTACTCACCACCCCAACTCCTCAAAACTAATCTGTTCCCTCTTCACATACCCAAACATCTGCGCTGCCATAACGATCAATTCATCCTTCATCCGATAATAAGACCTCACGGCCATTTTGATTTCCCCAGCTATCCAAAAATCCTTATTGAACCTCTGCAGATACTTAAGCTCGATTAACTCCCGTTCCGTAGATCCCAAGGAATTAAGGATCATATCGACCTGGCGAATCCTCAACCTCAGATCCCTAATCTCAATTTCAAGCTCTAACCGTTTGCCCCCACATCCTCCCGTTTGATCGCTTGTGCTCCCAACAGAGCGGCCAGGGCTTAGGCTTATCTGAGCCGTATTGCTAGGAAATTCCGTCTCAAGCTGTGCTATAAGGATTTGTAACCGTAGCTTGTCTTGCGTGTATGCAGTAAAACGGCGAACTGTTCTCTGGTACCACATCGGCTTCTCTCGTTTTTTCCTTTCCTCAGTTACGACTTCAGCTTCATCCAAGCCCTTCACCCCCTTATCCGCATTAAGCTAACAGTTTGTCCACACCATTATCCACAAAAACTCGCACCGCATTCGACGCACAATTTACTAACACTACCCCTGATCAAACGTCCACCGCATTCTGTGCAACCGACTCCATCCTTCTGAAAAAAACATCTTCCACCCCACGAAGGACGTATCCTTAAGACAGTTTCACGACATACCGAAACGTTTTTAACTTCGGGGTTGCTGCAGAATTTATCACCGCACTTTAGCATTTTTGGCCTCCCTCCGCGAAAATGCCCAAATAATCCAGCACGATCCCACCGGCTGACTTAACTTCCGGTCCGGACTCAATTAAGTGCTTAACCTTTATGCTTTTACTACCGCCGTTAGTGGCCAAAGCAAAATAGAAATTTACAGCCTCAAGCGATAACTTAAAAATCTTTCTAATTGCCACCATCTCGATTAATAAGAATACCTCTCCACCTTGCCTGTCCCATTCTCGTAGAAACTCCATCTGATGCGGTTCAATGTTGGCCAGGGGAAAACTTGTTTTGTTGTGACACTGTTTTGCATCGAAGGCGATAGGCGCTCCTTCTTTACGGATCCCAATGTAATCCACTGTCGATTTTTCAGCTGGAAAAGCGGAGACGATTTGCTTTCCCTTTCGAATCACCGTCCACGGAGTGGCCACCTTCTGGATCAGAGCCACTCCTTTCTGGCGATACTGGGCGTTAGCATAGTTAATTAGTTCCTCGAAATCCTTACCTCGGTTGGCGTGCGTAGATTTCATAAGATTGTTCAATTGACATCCCTCAAATCAGATAGTGTCATCTGATAACTCGCCTCGCGTACAGCCTTAGCAAATTTCTCAATCCCTTGATCCCATAGGCCGTGCCGACTGATAACGTCCGAAAACTCTTCCACGTCA